GGTCGTGATCCAAAGACTGGTGCAAATATTATTCAGTCTATTGCAGAATACTATGTCTATTCAGATAAAGGTACGACCACTCAAACATATTCTGCAAGTGTAAATGCAGGTTTGAGAATTGCACCAGATTCAATTATCAATGTAAACTCTGGTTTAATGGATGCAAAAAATACATTCGTTATTTCGTATATACACAAAGCAATTAAACCACTTAATCAATTGCGTATGGTTGAAGATGCGGTAGTTATTTACCGACTATCAAGAGCACCAGAACGCCGTGTATTCTACATTGATGTTGGTAATTTACCAAAAGGTAAAGCCGAACAGTATCTTCGTGATGTGATGATTAAGTATAAGAATAAAGTTGTTTACGATTCTTCTACTGGAGAAATCCGTGATGACCGTAAACACATGTCAATGCTTGAAGATTTTTGGTTACCTCGCCGTGAAGGTGGTAAAGGTACAGAAATTACTACATTGCCCGCAGGTCAAAATCTTGGCGAATTAGAAGATGTAAAATACTTCCGTCAAAAACTTTTACAGTCTTTGAATGTACCAATCTCTCGTTTAGAACCACAACAAGGTGGTATGATTGGTCTTGGTAGAACAACTGAAGTTACCCGTGATGAAGTTAAATTTAATAAATTTATTATTCGTCTCCGTAACAAGTTTTCACAAATTTTTGACCATGCATTGGAAAAACAATGTGTTCTTAAAGGCATTTGTACCAGAGAAGAATGGGACCAATTTAAAGAAGATATCTATTACGATTATGTAAAAGATAATAACTTTACTGAATTGCGTGATGCAGAATTGTTGCAATCTCGTATTCAAACATTAACCACAGTTGACCCATATGTTGGTCGTTACTATTCTGCTGAATGGGTTCGTAGAAATATTCTTCAACAAACTAAAGAAGAAATTGCACAAATTGACCAACAGATTAAACAAGAAGAAGAAAACGGAACTGGCGGTCCAATACAACAACCAGGTCAAGCACCTGAGGTGAGTCCTGAACAATACCCACCTGAAGATAATACTGCCGATAACGGTGCTTCTGAATCACTTACTCCACAACTGGATGCAGATGTAGAAAAGTATTCAGCGATACTAAATAGGCGTTAAAGGAGATTAATATGGATGTTTCAAATTTTATTAATAGCGTTGCAACTGGAAATGCAATTGGAGCCAAAGAAAGTTTAAATGACCTTCTTTCCACCCGTGCATTTGAAGCACTTGATGCCAAAAAAACAGAACTTGCACAGTCTTTATTTACAGGTAAAGAAGTAGAAGTTCAGGATACCGAAGAAACTGAAACAGAAGCTGAATGATAAATTTACAAGAATTTAGACAACTTGTAGAAGAAGAAAAGTCGGACTATTCAAAGTTCGACATGTTAGTTCGTGCAGGTTTAGCTAATAAGGCACAACTTGCACGAATTCATCGCATTTTAGATAAGATGACCGAAGAGCGTCCTCAGTTTAATAATGCTGACAGAGAAATCATGCGTAATCTTTTTAATCGCATGATAGATATAATTAGCAACAATAAACAGATTTTTCAAAAAACTAGACAAGCGGTTCGTGAAGAAGATGAAAAACAAGTTGAGAGTATTCAACTTGATGAGGCATTAGATTTAAATAATGACCCACCATTTGTGCTTGTATTAAAGCGTAAGTCTATTCGTTTGTATCCTAACAATACAAAGATTGCACTTTACTACAATCAGAAATTAGACAAATATTTTTCAATACCTTATGGTGGTGGTATTGATGCGCCTGTTCAAGCAGAAGAAACGGAACTGGAAGAAGCTGTTATAGATAAACTCCATAAAATCGTTTCTGATAAACAGGCACAAACAGTTAAATTTGGAAATGGTCAAACTCGCAAGGTAGACCACTTCACTGCCTCTGCTATTACGCAAGTTCATAAAGCTTTAAATGATGATAACAAAAAGAAATTTGCAGATATGGTTCACAAATCACCTGCACATTTAGTTAAAGCATCTGACTTTGCATTTAGTAGAGCAAAATGAATTTAATAGATTTAATTATTACCGGTAAATTAGACGAAGCAAAACAATTTTGTTGTGACCGTCTAAAAGAAATTACAACAAAACGCTTAGAAGAAGCAAAGCGTTATGTTGTAGCCGACATGTTTGAAGAAGTGGAAGAACAACTTGATGAGAAAAGAAATCCAAATCTTATCAAGCAAGGTAGAATTACAAAAGTTCGCCGTAGAATTAGAAGAAACGCAAAAGGTCGTATTGTGGTTCAAAAGAATCGCAGACGCTCTGGTATTAAAGGTTATAGAATTTCAGGTAACACCGTAAAAAGAATACCTGCAACAGAAAGATTAAGAAAGGCTCGTTTATTAAAACGGTCTTGGAAAACAACTAGAAGAGCTAAATTACGCCGCACGATGTTGAAAAGAAAAATGTCAATGCGTAGGCGTGCATCAATGGGACTAAGATAAAATGCCATACGAAATTATTAACAACAAAAGAAGTAAATCGGTTATCCGTGTTGTCGGTAATACTGCAACGCCAATTAATTTATCAACACTATCAACTGGTAGTGACGAAACTATTACTAATGCTTCAATTACACATATATCTGCACAATCAGATGGTGCATGGAAAATATATCGTGGTAATAATGCTAATACTGCTCAAACAGCTGTTTTGGTGATAGATTTAACTGGTGGTGGTAATGTAGATTGGCCTTTGGCACAATATGACATTTCGATTGCAAATAATTCATCGTCAAACATTTTCGTAACAAATTCAGGTACAGGTGGCACTCTTTTATTGACAGTAAGTAAGACTGCCACATTTGACCCTGCATTAATAGGATTGTAAAATGAAACTTATTACCGAAACAATCGATAATGTAAAGTATCTTACCGAAGCAACAGAAAACGGTAAAAAGAAACTTTTCATTGAAGGAACTTTCCTTGTTGGCGAACAGGTCAACAAAAACAATCGCATGTATAAGATGGATACATTACGCCGAGAAGTTGGGCGTTATACAGAAGAATTCATCGATACAAACCGTGCTTTGGGTGAATTAGGACATCCAGATACGCCATCTATTAACCTTGAAAGAGTATCACATAAAATTGTGTCTCTCAAAGAAGATGGTAATTCATTTTACGGTAAAGCACTAATTCTTGAAACACCATACGGACAAATTGTAAAAAACTTTATCGATAACGATATTCAGGTTGGCGTTTCTTCAAGAGCTTTGGGTTCTTTAACTCAAACTAGAGAAGGATACAATTTGGTTCAAGATGACTTGCGCCTTGCGACTGCCGCAGACATTGTTGCGGATCCATCAGCACCGGGTGCCTTTGTTAACGGTATTATGGAAAACAAAGAATGGATGATGGTTGATGGAAAGTTTGTAGAAGCAGACCACGACCGTTTTAAAAAGACAATTCAGAGAGCTTCCAAAAGCCAAATAGAGGAAACTGCTCTAAAACTGTTCGAAAATTACCTCAGAAAACTTTAATTTTATAAATAAGAAATCATAAGGAGATTCCTAATGGCAACAAATAAACTCATGGAAGCCGCAGCAGACATTCTTGCAGGAAGCAAGAAATCAGCTCCAGCTATGCCACCAGAAAAATTAGCAGGTGCTGATGCAGTAGACCTAGGCGGTCCTACTCCTCAAAATAACAAGCCGGATGACGATTCTAACAAAATCGATGCAACTAAGGCCGCTAAGAGTGCAACTGCTCCAACAACAAAACCATCTGCTGCTTCAGCTGACAAGCAAGATGCCATGAAAAAAATGGCAGAAGAAGATGAGCAAAAAGATGAAGAAATCATTGCTGAAAAAATGCATGATGACGAAAAGAAAGAAATGATGAAGAAGAAAATGAAAGAAGATATTGATGCATTATTTTCTGACGATTCTACCATTTCTGAAGAATTCAAATCCAAAGCTGCTACAATTTTTGAAGCTCGTGTATTAGACCGTGTTCAACAAATTGAAGAAGAAGTTGAGACAAAATATGCCTCAATGCTCGAAGAAGCAGTTACAGAAATCAAAGCCGACTTAACTACTAAAGTAGATGACTACCTCAACTATGTTGTTGAGCAGTGGTTGGCAGATAACGAAATTGCAATTGAGTCCGGTCTCCGTGCTGAACTCACAGAAGATTTTATTGCAGGTCTACGCAATCTATTTGCAGAACATTACATCGATGTTCCAACTGAAAAAGTTGACTTGGTTGATGAACTTGCCGGTAAAGTTGAAGAACTTGAAGGTAAACTCAACGAAGAAATCGAGCGTGGTGTTGGTTTTGCAAAAGCACTTGTAGAGTCCCGCAAGAATGATATTACCCGTGAAGTATGTGATGGTCTCACAACAACTCAAATCGAAAAAATCAAATCACTCGCAGAGAGTGTAGAATTCTCCACAGAGGACGAATACAAAAATAAGATTGAGACAATTCGTGAGAACTATTTTCCATCTGGTGTTAAAAAAGCAGATGAAAGAGACTTACACGAACAGGTAGAAGATACTGATGCTAAGAAGGTTGATATTAACGACCCTCTAGTTGCAATGGTATCACAAGCAATTTCAAAAACAAAAATTTAATTAAACTCTAAGGAGAATCTCAATGTATTTGTCCGAACAATTACAAAAAAAATGGGAAGGCGTTCTGGATCATCCAGAATTAGCACCTATTAAAGACCCATATAAGAAAGC